TACGTCTAGCAATCATGGCTTCTCGTCGTCCTATGTAGTGGCTATTGTGGACGTTAGTCCCGGTACCGTTAACCCCAATGGCAACAAGACCATTACGGTTACGGGGCTTAACACCTTTACCTACACGCTTTCCGCCGGATCGGGCAGCGAAACCTACTCAGTTAGCGGTACGTCCAAGGCTGGTGGTGGCATTGTAGGAACGGCTGAATCTAATGGAGCGTTTGGCTCATGCCTGTTTTCAAATCCCGCGTCGAACAACGACGAGTACATCATCATTGCCCAGTACTCCAGCGCGGTTGCCATCAACATGGCGACCAAGGCAACGACGACGATTGCCTACCCTTCTGGAGTTATCGTCAACAGCAGCGTGAATATGTTGCAAACCTTCAACAAGGTTTTCATATTCCGCGACGGGGCTACGGCTCTGGAATGGAATGGCAGCTTTAGCGGCACGCCAGCCTTCACAAAGGTGGCCAATGGAGACTATGGCGCAACCACCTACTACGATGCGTCGAACAACACGGCTATCACGGATGGCGTTGTTACCGTAACCCAGAGCAGCCACGGCTTGCTTGTTGGAGATCGCATTTACGTTATCGATAACGGTAGCACCAACTTGGTTGAGGCCGGAGAGGGCTACGTTGTAGCTACGGTTCCCGGCACAGGTAGCTTCACCTTCTACGCAGAACTGCCTGATTCTGCTGCTACGTCTGTTGTGTACGCCAAGAAGCAGCCGTCCCAGCTTGGCTTCACGCATATGCCTGCGCCTGCGTGGGGTGTCTACCACCAGCGGCGTTTGATTGTCCCCTATTACTACAACACCACGGGCAGCAGCGGCAGCGAAACAATTACCGACCGGAACGTCAGGGATGAAATCCTCCTATCGGACGTATTCGACTCTGACACCTATGACCGCATCCAGAACCAGCTAAAGGTTACGGCTGGCATTGCGGACTATCTCCAGTATGTTCACCCATTTACTGAGGATAACGCTGTTATCTTCAACCGCAATTCGATCCATCTAATGCTCGGGCTGAGCGGATCTATTGCGGATATCTCTCTGAAGGAAATCACCCGTGAGGCAGGGTTGGTGGCGCAGAAGAGCGTAGTGACTATTGGCGACCGCATCTTTTTCTTGTCTGACAACGGCGTCTACTCCACGTCCTTCCAAGACTTGTACAACCTTCGTGGCGCGGGGCTACCCCTGTCTGACCCGATTAACCCGCTCATCAAGCGGATCAATACAGACTACGCCCACAACGCTGTGGCGGTCTATCACGACAATCGTTATTGGATTGCAGTACCACTAGATAACAGTCCGCGCAACAATGCCATCCTCGTCTACAACCTGTTGAATCAGGGCTGGGAGAGTTTGGACCTTATCGACCAAGAGGGCTGGGACATCAGCAACTTCATCGTGTCTGGGGCTGGCGGCATCAACAAGTTGTACGCCATCAATAGCTTTGGCGGAGTTCATGTTATTGACGAGCGCGTGGATGGGTTCGACTACATTTATACGTTTCCCGGCGGCGACTCCATCCCCTACCCAATTGAGGCAGAGGTAGTTACCCGCCAGTATGTCTTTGACGACGTTGGCCGCAAGAGCTTCAATTCCTACGAGATCCACGTTGAAAGCTCTGAGTATGAACCTAGCGATGCGGACATCACCATGATTTCCGAAAACATCGACAAGGAAGCCCCGATGTACTCATTGGCTGAAAGCCTTGAGGAAGACCTGCCTATTGGCGAGGACAGCTCTGTCCGTGGCCGTATTGGCAACATCCGCGCCTATGGGATGCAGCTAAAGTTCGTACCCACCAAGGGCCGTCCTAAGCTTCGTATGGTGAAGCTAGAAGCCTATCAAGCCTTCCGCTCTGTTACTGAGGCAAGCTGAGATAGGATGCTATAATCAAACTACGCTAACTACTTTTAACAATGGCCGAACTCTTTGATATTCCGACTGAAAACATCAACAGGGGTGCTCCAGCTACCCCGGCCAATCCGTTTCAAGTAGATCCGGCACAGGCGTCGATGGCCTATATCACGGCCATGTCTGACCCTGCTTTCATGAACAAGTTGCTCGGGGCGGAACAGCAGTATCGGCCCCAGTTTACTGGTCTAACGCTTCAAGAGATTGAACAGACGCTGCGTGGAACCCCCGGTCAGGCTGGAATGGTTGACATCATCAACCAAATTACTCCCCAGCTTAGTGCTACGCAGGAAACGGCTGATCGACTCAAGCGTGATGCAGACATCCGCGCCCTCCAGAGCCAGAGTGGCGGTTATCTGTCTGCGCTCATGCAGGCTAATCCCCAAATGTTTGCTCAGCTTGAGGCTGCACGGGCGATGGGTGGAGAGAGAGATTCCTTTAAAGACCTTGAGACGGCTCTTAGCAATACACGCATTTTTGGTGATGTAAACATTACCCCGGCTCAAGCCTCTCTTATCGGAACCGCGCCCACAATGACGGCGCAAGGTTATACTGCTGCCCAAGGCCAAGCAAACTTGCTTGGCGCAGCCCCAACCGTCTCTGCCCAAGGATACAATGCTCAAGGCTATGCTTCTCAAGGTTATGATGCTGCACGCGCTCAACGTGTTGCGGATGTTGCCGCGCAAACTATTGGGCAAGGTGCTCTTGGCGAAAGCCTTTATGGTCAAGCTATGGGTGCGGCTCCTACGGCTGCTTCCGAAACCTTCCGTCGCCGTGCTGCGGAGATGGCCCTTTCTACGGGCCAGCTTTCGCCGGAAGAGCTTCGTAACGCACAGCAGGCCACCCGTGAAGCCTTTGCGGCGCGTGGGCTGGAAATGAGCAATCAGGCTATTGCTGGTGAAGCAATGGCCCGTTCTGAAGCTGTTCGTCAACGTCAGGCTCAGGACATTCAGCAGTCTGCTGCGCTTAATCAGGCTTATCTAGCCGACCTTAACGCCAGCCGTGGATTTGCTACGGGTGTGTACGGTCAGGATCTTGGGCGCTCACAGGCTAATCAAGATGCCCAGTTGCGTTCTGCTTTGGCTAACCAAGCGGCTGGCCTACAGCTTTCTTTGGCCGACCAACAGGCTCTCAATCAGGCTTCCCAGTTTGGGGCAATGTCTGCTAATGAGGCTGCGCAGTTTGGTGCCGCCGCCCGTAATCAAGCAGCTCAGTTTGGCGCATCTGCTCAGAACGCTGCTGCTATGGCTAACGCTGAACAGCAGGCTCGTTTTGCTATGGCTAACCAAGCTGCCCAAAATCAGTTTGGCATGGCTAACCTAGATGCCCTTAACCAAGCCTCACAATTTGGTGCTCAGGCTACTAACGTCGCTGGACAAGCTAACTTGGATGCTGCGATGCGTACTGCCCTAGCGAATCAGGCTACGCAGACGCAGGTTGGCCTCACCAATCAGGAGACGATGGCGAATCTCGGCCTTCAAAACCGCGCTTTCCAAGCCGACCAACAGCAACGGGGCATTTCCAACCTTGGCCTTCTTGGTGAGGCTCGTAAGAACGAACTGGCGGCAAATCGGGGCTACCAGCAAAACCTTGTTGGTATGTACGGTGCGGCGTTTGACCCGATGTCTGTTGTCTTGGGTCGCCCGTCTAACGCTGTGACTATGGGCCAGAATCTGACTGGTATGGCTCAGCAGGGTGCTGGCGGTAACGTCTTTAATCCTGACGCTGGCATCAATCTGGCCCTTTCTAACGCTACGAATCTGGCTAACTACCAAGCTGGTATTCAAGGGGCAAACATTAGTGCCGCCGCTCAGAGGTCGGCTGGCAATAAGAGTCTGCTTGGTGCTGGACTTACTGCTTCGGGTATGGTTGCAGCCGCTTGGATTTTCTAATTGACGGCAAGATTAGGAATCACTAGTAGATAGTGATGTCTGACATTCCCTCCTTAGTTAAGGATAGCGTTTCTTTAATTAGCAAGGTTTTGGCTAATTACAAAAATCCGGCCATGTTGTGTTCCTTTGGCAAGGACAGCATGGTATTGCTGCACATTCTTGTTTCACACGGATTTAAACCCAAAATTGTTTTTTATCGAGATCCTTGGTGGCCTCAGAAGTACCAATTTGCTGACTCGGTAATCAATGCTTGGGGTCTTGAAGTGTATGACTATCCGCCCTCTCAAATCACGATGTGGGAAGGCAAGGAAATCATGGCGTTTACCAACCATTATCAGGTTGGAAGTGCAAACAATGCCATTCTTAATCTGCCTAAGAACATCTTAGAGCCTGAGGCTGGCAGGAAGTGGGTTTGCGGCTTAGACGTACTTAATAGACCTAAGGGTTCTTTTGCCTTCCCTTGGGACGTGATGTTTGTTGGTCACAAGTCGAGCGATGTAGACCAGATTGCTGGCAGCGTTAAGCTGCACGTTGACATTAAGAAGAATGCTCCCGGCATTCCAGATTTTGCCTTTCCGCTTCGCCATTGGACGGATGACGATATTTGGGCATACACGGAGGCCAATTCCATTCCTCAGCAATGGGACAGATACAACCAGTCCACAAGGAAGGAATGGGACGATAAATGGACTAATAGCGATTATGCCAATGTGTGCATTAGATGCATTGATCGCCGCAGTAAGGAAAAATCAGTCTACTGCCCTAAACTACAGTGCCAAGTCAGCAACATCTCAGACCAAATTCCGTATCAAGGTATAGCTGCTGACTACTTTGGCGATGATAACAGTAAGGGTTGAGGCCAAGAAAAGCCCTAAGCATGGCAATGGGCTGTTTGCTTTAGATCCAATTCCTAAGAACACGATTGTCTACTACTTCAACCCCGAAGTAGACCAATCGGTTGATTTGGCCGAGGCTACCACAGCCCAAATCCACTTTGGGTACGTTTGCCGCCTTAAACCAAAGACGCTAACAATTTGCGGAGACCTAGCTAGGTGGTGGAACTTTTCGGATAGCGAAGCCGAAACCAATACGGCCGAGTCTGAGGCCATTCTTAATGGCGAACCCGTTATTGTAGCCACTAAGGATATAGCGGTTGGGGAGGAGCTTCTTATCTGCCAAGAGAGCGACGTTCTGTGCTCCCAGAAGCTAGGCAAAGCCAAATCTTAGTGTAAGATAGGGGGAATGGCTTTAACCCGGTCTACGGCGTCCTAATGGCGTTTTAGGCCATTTTTC